CACCTTTGTTCACCAATCAAAAAAAACATCTAGATATAGAGTATTTACCTTGTTTCCCTGTTTGTTTTTTAGTCAGTTAAACATGTTCAACTTAACGTATTTAAACTTATTTAAACTATTGAAATTTAAGCTATTTACTCATGTTTTTATATGTTTATAGTGTTGTATTGGCTCATTGTGAGCCGTCTAAATTTAGGCTTTTAGAATATACAAGGAACATAAATCATGTTTAAAAAATTAATTGAGTTACGCCAACAAAAGGCAGAAAAAGTCGCAGAAATGCGCTCAATGCTTGAAAAAGCAGAAAAAGAAAATCGATCATTAAATGAATCTGAATCGGTGGAATTTGAAAAGCTAAAAGATTCAAGCAAGCAGATTAGTGCAGAAATCAGTAAATATGAAACTGTAACAGATGAAGAGCGTAGCCTTGAAGGCAATGTTAGTCCTGTAGAGCAACGTGGTGCTAAACAATTTTCAAATGATGAATTGCGCCATTATGTTAAAACTGGTGAACTTCGCAATTTAACTACTGGTAATGGTGAAGATGGTGGATATTCAGTTATCCCACAGTTAGACAAAGATGTAATGAAACGCTTAACAGACGATAGCGTAATGCGCCAACTTTGTAACGTAGTACGCTTACCGGTTGGAGCGAAAGAATACAAAAAATTAGTATCGGCTGGCGGTGCAGCAGTAGAACACGGAACCGAAGGCACAGCACGCAATGGCACAGCAAGCCCGAAACTTCATGAAGTAACAATCGCTTTAAATTCAATCTATGCTTATCCTAAGACTACACAAGAAATCTTAGACTTCTCAAGCATTGATGTTTTAGGTTGGCTAACTGATGAAATTTCTGAAACCTTCACAGAAACAGAAGAAACAGATTTAACTTCCGGTGATGGTAACAAGAAATCAAAAGGCTTCTTAACCTACCAACGCACAACCGAAGATGACAAAGTACGCCAATTCGGCAAACTTCAAAAAATTGAAGTAGCAGGCGTAGCGAAGATTGATGCAGATACTTTAATCGATGCGTTCTATACACTTCATAGCAAATACCGTAAAAATGCGGTTTGGGTGATGTCATCAACGATTGCAGCAGCATTACAAAAACTTAAAAACAAAAACGGCGATTATATCTGGCGTGATGGTTTAACAGCCGATGCCCCAGCAACATTATTAGGTCGTCCAGTCCACTTCTTAGAAACAATGCCGACAGGCGGAGCAAATAAAGCAGTAATTGCCTTCGGTGACTTCAAACGCGGATATTTCATTGTAGATCACGAAACAGGCGTGCGAACCCGTTCGGACAACTTAACCGAACCGGGATTCTACAAAGTACACACCGATAAATATTTAGGCGGTGGCGTAGTAGATTCAAACGCTATCAAAGTGATTGAGACAACAGCATAAATCATAGAGGGGCGAAAGCCCCTTTTTTTGCTTAATAGGTGAAATATGAATAAAGAATTTGAAATCCGCTCCGCAACACTTTCAGCTGATGAAGAAAATCAAAAGCTAGTCGGTTATGCGGTGAAATGGAATAGCCCTTCACAAGTGCTTTACTGTGATTTTGTGGAATCCTTTGCGCCTAAAGCTTTCAGCGACAGCCTAGCGAGTGGCGAAGATGTGCGAGCACTCTTTGAACATGACTACACCAAGTTACTAGGTCGAACAAGTGCGGGAACATTAAAGCTAGAAGAAGATTCAATCGGCTTACGCTTTGAACTAACTCCGCCCGATACAACAATCGGAAAAGATTTATTAGTTAGCGTTTCCCGCGGTGATATTACAGGGATGTCTTTCGGATTCAGAGCGATTAAAGAAGAATGGAATTTTGATGTAGAGCCTTATCAAAGAAATGTAATTAAAGCAGATCTCTTTGAAGTTACTGTAACAAGTATTCCAGCCTATCCGGAAAGCAGTGTTGAAATCGCTAAGCGTTCAATGGTCGCAGCAAAAGAACAAACACAGGGTAAATCAAACACTATCTTAAAACGCTGGCTTGATGTAGCGGAGGCTTAATATGTGGAATCCTTTTAGACGAAAAGAGCAACGCAGCGAACCAATCACTATTGATGAATTCATCTCTTACATGGGCGTAAATAATACAGGAGCGGGCGAATATGTCAGTCCACAAACGGCAGAGGCTCTACCAGCGGTTATGAACGCCGTCACAGTGATTGCTGAGGCGGTAGCATCTATGCCTTGTTATCTTTACGCACTGAAAGAAGATGGCCGCGAAAGAATCTACCGTCATCCGGTTGAATATCTTTTAAATGAAATGCCTAACCGAAATCAAACGCCTTACCAGTTCAAATATACGATGATGCGCCATTGCTTGCTAACTGGTAATGCTTACGCAGTGATTGAGTGGAATAACAAGGGCGAACCTGTAAGCCTTACACCTTACCAACCGAGTGAAGTAAATATCTTCCGTAAAGTAACAGGCGAACATATTTACCAAGTAACGGACTTAAACGGAGTAACTAGAAACTACCTTCAAGATGAAATGTTACACCTACGCCATAGTTCCCTTGATGGATTTATGGGGCGTTCACCTGTGACAGTTTGCCGTGAAACGATTGGACTAGGTTTAGCACAACAACGACACGGCGCATCAATTATGAAAAACGGATTGATGGCAAGCGGATTAATCTCAACGGCTGAATGGTTAGACGATGCGAAAGCACAGAAAGCAGTGAAAGCCTTAGAGCGTTACAAAGGCGCGAAGAACGCGGGCAAAACACCAATCCTTGAAGGCTCAATGGAATACAAACAATTAGGCATGACAAACCAAGATGCCGAATGGTTACAAAGTCGAACCTTCACAATTTCCGATATAGCTCGAATCTACAACATAAGCCCGATTTTCCTACAAGATTATTCAAATAGTAGTTATGCGAATTTCAGTGAGGCTAGTAGAGCGTTCTTATCACAAACCTTGCGCCCATGGCTGACTAACTTTGAACAACAGCTTAAAGATGCCTTAATGATTGACTTAACGAGCAGTAGCAAGAAACGGCACTTAATCGAATTTGACACAAGCGACTTACTCCGCACCAGTCAAAGCGAACGTTTCAATAGTTATGATGTGGCGATTAAAGCGGGCGTAATGTCACCTAATGAAGTGCGCAGACGTGAAGGCTTGCCGCCTTATGCTGGTGGTGATGAATTCAGCCAAGCATGGAAACAAACCGTAGAAGTTAAACGCAATGATAGCGGAAACAATAACGAGGTGAACGATGCCTAGGATGATTAGAGCCGGTAAATATAACAAGGCGATAAGTTTACAAAAACAAGTAAACGAAACTAATGATTATGGCGGATTTGTAAGTAAGTGGAAAACCGTTGCGAATATACGCGCAGCGGTTGAACCGTTACAGGGTAGAGAGTTCTTTGCTAGCGCAAGCGTAACGAATGAAAACATTGTGCGAATCCGTATTAGATACGGAACGAATGTGGATAACACAATGCGCGTGAAATACGGTAATCGCAACTTAGAAATAACCAGCATCATTGATAGCAAGGAATCACACAGGGAATTACAACTTATTTGTAAAGAGGTAACCAATGGAAAAAACTGATTTAACGCTTGAAGAAATTAAGCAGCATTTAAACGTAGATCATGATTTAGATGATGACTTAATTGAAAGCTATAAGGTAGCAGCCTTTGAAGTATGCCAAAAGCATATAGGCAAAACCTTTGGTGATGAAGAAACAGAAAACACCGTTCCTTTTACCCCAGCTATAAAAGTGGGCTGCTTAATGTATATCGGGCATTTATACACTAACCGAGAAATAACAACAGATACGCAGCAAACAATAATCCCAATGACGATTAAATCATTATGGGATGTTTATCGTGAGCCTTGCGCTTACTAAGGATTTAGTAACCAATATGCCTTATCAACCGTTAAGACGTTGTAGCTTTCCAGGATGTAGAAACAAAGTGAGGTCAGGCAGATGTGAAGAACATAAGCCCAAAGACACAAGAGCCAGCAGTAGCGCGCGAGGATATGACCATAAGTGGAGCAAGTACCGCGCGCAATACTTACGCTTTCATCCGCTTTGTGTAATGTGTTTAGAAAAAGGAATCTACACACCCGCAACGGTAATAGACCATATTAAGCCAGTAGAGAACGGACAGGCAGATCCTCTATTCTGGGTTGAATCTAATCATCAAGCTTTATGCCGAAATTGTCACAGTTACAAAACACGAGTAATAGACCAACGCGGATATGGAGCAAAAAAGAATGGTTAGACGGGTGGGGGGAGTTTTTAAAACAAAGGCTCAATTTCTCAGAACCGCCCCCCTATACAAATTTTTACGCAAGGTAATTTTTTTGAAAATAAGGAAATACAATGACAACAAAAAACAAGAAAAAAACGCATAATCCACCTAGTTTTTTAGATCCAATAGCTAAAGCAGTATGGAAAGAACGAATTCCACAACTTCTTGAACGTGGTGATATTCAAGATGCGGACTTAATTCACCTTGAATTATATTGTGTTAATTACTCTCTTTTCCGTGCTGCAGTTGAGGATATTCATAAAAACGGCTTTTCAATAGTAAATAGTCAAGGCACGCAATCAAGAAACCCAGCACTGTCAGCTAAAGCTGATGCAGAAAAAGTGATGGTGAAAATGTCTTCGCTTTTAGGTTTTGATCCAGTTAGTCGCAGAAAAAATCCAGTTGAAGTTGAAACTACAGATATGTTTGATCAAGTTCTTACAATGTAGGTGAAAAATGGCAATTTGGCAGACGTATGCGGAAAAAGTTCAATCTGGTGAAATAGTGGCTTGTAAAAAAATAAAACAAGCTGTGGCGCGCTATTTTGACGATTTAGCGAATCCAGCTTATTTCTTTGATGAAGGCGTAGTAAATAAGTTTTTGGCTTTCTCTAAATTATGTCCGCACGTAAAAGGGCATTTGCGGGGGGAGCCAATCATTCTTTCTGATTGGCAAGCTTTTCTATTTGCTAACTTATTAGGCTTTAAGCGGAAAGATACTGGATTAAGAAAATATCGTTCTGCTTATGTTCAAGTTGCACGAAAAAATGCTAAATCGACAGTGGCGGCAGTACTGGCTAATTGGTTTCTATTGGTAGAAGGCGGACAACAGGATATATACACCGCAGCCGTTAGCCGAGATCAAGCTAGGATTGTTTTTGATGATGCTCGTCAAATGTGCTTACTTTCAGCTCCATTGAAAAAACGCCTTAACATTCAACAACACAAGCTAATCAATCCGAAGAACAATAGTATTATGCGGCCGCTTGCCGCTAAATCCTCAACGATTGAAGGAACTAACCCTAGTTTAGCTATTGTAGATGAATATCACCTACACGCAGACAACAGCGTATATAGCGCGTTAGAGCTAGGGCAAGGCGCACGCCCTGAAGGTTTGCTATTTGCTATTACAACAGCCGGAAGTAACGTTATTTCAGCCTGTAAACAGCATTATGATTATTGCGCTCAAATCCTTGAAGGAAATGAGCAGAATGACAGCTTATTTGTGTTGATTTTTGAGTTAGACGAAGAAAACGAAATCGACAATCAAGAGAACTGGATAAAAGCAAATCCGAATATAGGTAAATCCATTCCTTACCTTGATTTTGAGAACACTATCAAGAAGGCTAGGGGGATTCCGTCCGAATGGGTAGAAATGCTAACTAAACGCTTTAATGTATGGTGTCAAGGCTCTACGCCGTGGCTAGGTGATGGAAACTGGGCGCAATGTGAACGGAAGTACTCTGAAAGCGATTTACTTCATCAAGATTGCTATTTAGGGCTGGATTTATCAAGTACCAACGACTTAACAAGCCTTTGTTATACATTTCCACACGGAAACAAAGTGCGCTTGCTTACACGACACTACATTCCCGAATTCCAGCTTAACAACGTGGCAAATAAAAACCGCGCAATGTATCGAAACTGGGTGCGCAGTGGTTGGCTAATAGCAACGGAAGGGGATTGTATCGACTACGACAAAATCAGAGACGATATTCTGAAAGATGCTGAACGTTTCAATATCAAAATGACAGGCTTTGACGTATGGAACGCAACCCATTTACGAACACAATTACAAGCGGCGGGGCTTGAAGTAGAGCCATTCCCGCAAACATACCAACGATTTAGCTCAGTGGCAAAAAGTGCGGAAGTTTTAATAAACAGACAGATGATAGAACACAACGGCGATCCGGTGCTTGCGTGGGCTTTATCAAATGTAGTTATGGAAACAGACGCGAACGCCAATATTAAACCTAACAAGAAGAAAGCCGCAAACAAGATAGACCCCGCCGTAGCCTTTCTAATGTCTTTCGGCACTTATCAACTTGAATACGGTGATTTAATTTTCGAACTATCAGACGAACACAAACAGGCACTAGAACAATTTAATGGTATTGATTTATAGATTAATAGTGTGTTGATTTAGGGGGGGATAAAATATAAAATGGGGTTGCAATTATAGCTCGGTTAAAAGTTCAGATTATGTGAATTTCATGAACTTTTGTATATTAACAAATCTATGTAATAAGGAGGTAATAAATGATTTATCCAGCTATAGCGATAGCTAATGCTTTCATTAAGAAAGCAATGATTGGAGAAATTCAGAATTTAACTCCAATGAAATTACAAAAACTAATGTTTTTTGCTCAATCTTGGCATTGCAAGCTCTATGAAAAAGAACTGTTTGATGGTGCTTTTGAACGCTGGCAATATGGACCTGTAATACCTGAAATTTATCACGAGTTTAAATCTTTTGGTTCGCGAGAAATTTCACGTTTTGGTACAGATGTTTGGTGTCAAGAAAGAACTGTAGATCCGAACGATTCTGAAGTATTATCATTTTTAGATAAAATAATTCAGACTTATGGTAAGTATGATGGTGCAGAGTTATCTTGGATGACTCATCAGCCGCAAACCGCATGGTCTATGGGCGAGATTGGTACAGTGATAAGTAAGAAAGAATTGTATCAAGGAAAAGTTTAACTATGTCATTGATAGAAAACATAAAAACTGAATTTGAATCTGAAAATATAGAAAAGGGTGAGGCAATTATAGAAAGCCCACCCTTTTCTTTACCCTCTAAAGCTTCAATTGCTAAAGTAGGCGACTTGATAAGGCAGGAACTTGATTCCGAAGTTTCCTTAGATGAGGAACTATTGAATGAAGCGTTAACTAAATTGGTTATATATAGATACTACCATTCTTATAACATATCAATTTTTAGAAACCTATTAAATAGGAAGATAAAACGCTTAAATTTATCTAATCAATGTATAATATCCTCTCGAGTAAAAAGAGCTCAGTCTATCTTTTTAAAATTAATAAGATATCCTACTATGAAATTATCAAGGATGGGTGATCTGGCAGGTGTTAGAGTTATCTTTCCAGATATGAAAACCTTAAAATTATTTATAGATGATTATAATTGTACAGAGTGTGAAATAAAGAAAGAATATTTTGATAGTCATAATAGTAGAATAAATGACTATATTAAATATCCTAAAGAAGATGGTTACCGTAGTATTCATCAAATTTTTGAGGATACAAAGTATAAATTAAAACTAGAACTTCAAATCCGGACTCAGTTACAACATGAGTGGGCTACTGTTGTTGAGATATTAGGTTCCTTGATGAAAACTTCTTTTAAAACTGGCGAGGGAGCCCCTAAGGAAAAATTCTTTCTCAAGTTATGTAGTGCTTTATTTTCATATCAAGAAAACTGTCCTGTACTTGATGAGCTACGCAATTATTCTATGGATGAAATATGTTTATTTTTAAAAGAACTTAATAATGAATTAGGCATAATTGAGAAGCTAAAAAGTGTTAATTCAATTAAGCTTGATGAAAATCCTGAGGCCGCTTATTATTTGTTGAAATTAGATCTGGAAAATCATAAAACAGATATCTATACTTTTAATAAAGATGAGAAATATAAAGCAATAGCAGCATATTCTGGTTTAGAGAGAGATACTAAGAACTGTCATGTTGATGTGGTTTTAGTTTCAGTTGATGATGTAAAGAATTTAAAACAGGCTTATCCCAATTACTTTTTAGACACAACTAGTTTTATAAAAAGAATAGAAAGCATTTTGTGAAATGTAATGAGTTGAGACTAATCCCTAAAAGTTAAAAATAGAGTAAAAGGTTTAAAAAAAATCCCTACGTGTCACAACGTGGGGATTTTTTATACGTGACTACATTGCACGAACATATTATCAAATTGCTAATTTTTAAAATTTTCCCTAAAAAAGGCTTTAGGGTACGTACTACAATTTTGTAGCGAAGTTATTATAATCTAAGCGTAAAAATAAGAAATAAACGTAGCTTACCGCATTTAAACTTTGATAAAATAGAACAATAAATAATCAAAATATTAAAAGGGGTTAATATGATTAAATCTGTCTTGGCTGCATTTGATTCCTTTGTGTTTTCTGCTTTAGATTTTTTACTCTTTTTAGCAATATGCCTTTTTGTAATCCTGTTAGGTTACTTTTTTTGGCCAATCTTAAAATTACCTATATTGATCGGTGCAATATTAGCTATTACATATTTTTGTTATCAACTTTATAAATTAAGAGCAGAACAAAAACGTATAGAACAAACGACAAAATTAGCTGAATGGTCTAAACAAGAGTTACAGCGCCCAATCATTCAACAACTTTTGAAAAAAACAATAAGAAAGTAAATCATTCATTCCCGGAACAATAATTAGTAGTAGCAATAGCAATAAAGAAACTATGCTAACTAATATCTCCGTGAGTATGAAAAATAAGGCCAGATATGGAAAATAAAGAGTATATACTTAGTTTTTTTGTAATAGATGGTATGGGAAATGAAGTAGATAGCGATACTATCTATATAAATGCGGTAGATAAAACAGATGCTAGAACTAAAGCTGTAAAATTTCTGCAAAAAAATTATAAAGGCAATAGATGGGAAATTGAATCTATTACATTAGCTGAATAACCAAATAAAGCGCATCTAGGCTGATCCCCGAAAGCAAAGAACCTTACTTTGTTGGTGCGCTCTTCTCTATAAGGATAAATGCTAAAGGGGCATTTTATGGAACTTCCAGAATTAGAATATTTCACATTAGAAAAAGCCATAAATTTTATTTATGAAAAGACTAATAAAAATTTATCAAAATCAGATATTCTAGAATATGCTATTAATGGTTTTTTTCAGATTGGTATAGAAGTAGAGATAGTTGATAATGTATTGTTTAAATGTGGCCGATTGCGAATTTCCAATACAAAACTTAGCAATTCTACTAAAATTATTCA